AAAAAGAAGACGAAATAAAGCACGTGTGCTGGTATTAAGTCCAACATATAGAATGAGTCAAGATATTATACTACCGCTCTTCAGAGAGTTGTTTGAGGCTTACGGAGTAGTTTATTCAGAGCATGTAAGTAAGAGTGAAATAGAAGTGACAATGCCAAATTTTGCAGGAACAATTTTGTTTAGAACTGCACAAAATTATAGATTGATTAAAGGATTGAATGTTACAGATTTTATAATAGATGAGTTTGATTCAATACTATATAAGAATCAAATTCTTGTTTGGCGTGAAAGTATAGCTCGTATAAGAGTTGTTCCAGATGGAACTGGAGCAATAACTACAACACCTGAAGGCTTTAAGTATTCTTGGGAATTGTTTGTAGAAGGTATTAATAATAAGCCACCAATAGGTAGATTGATTAATGCCAAGAGCTATGATAACCCATTTACAGGACAGCAATATATAGATGATTTATACGCACAGTATGACAAGCAAGTTGCAGAGCAGTACATAGAAGGTGGGTTTGTTGATATTAATTCAATGCCTGCGTATTATGGTTGAGACAAGGTACATCTTATTAAAGAGTATCCAACTATAGGACAACATTACTTAATTGGAATGGACTTTAATGTAGATCCAATGGTAGCAGTAGTTGGTGAGATTGGCAGTGGTGGCATGTTGTATATTTTTGAGGAAATAATATTGAGAAATAGTAATACAGAAGAGATGGCGAGAGTAATCGCAAACAAGTATGGGAATAGAGATATAACAATATTTCCAGACCTTACATCATTAAAGAAACGTGCGACAAACGCACCATTAGGGGTAAGTGATATTAAAATATTGAGAGAACCTCCTTTTAATTTTAGAATAGATGGTAATAGAATTTCTACACAAAGAGATAGATTAAATACGGTTAATGCCGCATTCTCACATGGCAAAATTAAGATTGCTAAGTCATGTAAATATTTAATTAAAGATATAAATTTATCTGCGAGAGCAGATGATGGAAGAATAGACAAGAAAAGAGAATTACCAGGTAAGCCATGGGTACATATCACAGATGCCGCTGGGTATCTTATACAGAGACTTTTTCCAATAACAGTTCGCTCATCAGGAAGAACTGTAGGCGCTTAATTTAGGAGATATAAACAATGTTTAACATAAATTATTCTGATAATATGATATTAGAACAAAAGAGAACATCTATTTGGCAAGATGATTTGAAACGTAGAAGGGATGTGCTAAAAAGTTTAGATTATTATTCTAACAACCAAGAGTATTATTTAGATAACTTACTATCAACAATATACCCAGTAACACATACTAAAGTTGCGAGATACGCAGAAACATATCCATTAACACAAAGAGTTATTGACGACACTTCCATTCTCTTTCAAGACCCAGTGTTAGTTCAAATAGACAAAGATAACCTATTTGATGAATTTACTGATATGTTAGAAAGCTCAATGTTTAATGCAATATTAGATAAAGTTAATAAGTTTGTAAATTTAACATACAAATTAGGTGTGATGCCAGTATACAGAGATGGAGTTGTAGAATTAGATATTATAACAGGTGATAAATGTTTTGTTTATCAGGATATAAATAATCCAACAAAGATAACTGATTTATTTATACATATCTCAGGGTTGGAACAAACACCATCTTCAAGAGCTGACCATCGTATTGACCAGTACATTCGTTGAAATAATGAAACGCAAAGTACAGTTAATGTAGATATAGCAAATGGCAAAATACTTAGTGAAACAAATATTGAATTGAATCCATATGGTAAAATACCAATTATATGATTTACTAACGACTTACAAATAAATAACTTCTGGCCAGAGAAGAACAATCCAATTATTGAAAGCAATGGATGGATAAATGTTGATACTACTAACCTTAATCTAATGTATAGTTTTCAAGCATACAGCACATTAGTAATAATTGGAATGGATGATAAAGCAATTAAAGATATAGAATGAGGGCCGCAAGCGTTATTGGCAATGAAGTCAGACCCAGCAACAGAGACACAACCATCTGCTAATTATATTAATCCATCACCAAAGTTATCTGAATATGAAATGGCTATAGCAAATAAGAAAGTAGATGCGGCACAAGCCGCTGGTTTATCAGCACAAGCATATAAGAAAGATAACACATCGTTCAGTAGTGGATATATGTTAAAATTATCTAATGAGACATTGCTTAAAAGAGTTAAATCTGACAGACAATATTATGTTGCACCAATTAAGAGTTTATTAAGTCTTATGATGATTACATGGAGTATGAACAATACAGCGAAATCATTCCCAGAAGATACAGAAATTAGATTAAATTATTCAGAGATTACTTATGATTCATCTCCAATAGAAAAAGCTCAAATGAATGTTATATTATTGAGCCAAGGATTGACAAGTGCAGTTGAAATAATTATGCAAGAAGACCCTGACATAACTGAAGATGAGGCAATTTTACAATTGAAGAAATATCAAGAACATAAAACATTAATTAATGATTCAACAACTAACAGATTAACAAACATATTAACTCCAGTAGAGGAAGTATAAGTGGATATAGTAGATACGAAAATTGCTGAATCTCAGAAAGAATTTAAGTCAGCGATTGATAGATTAATTAAAGTGATGATGTTAAATCTTAAGTTTGAAACAGATAATAATGGTGGTATCATACCAAACATAGATAACTTAAATAAGATAGTTAATATAGATTCAATATATGAGTCAGCGTTAGTAGAGAGTGGATATACTGATGCAGTAGATAGTTTTTTAGACAAAGAAAGCGATATTTTAGAAGAAATGAGTAATGGAAATTAAGCTTGGTGCTGAATCACTTGAGATACTAATAGCATTTCAGAAGTTTGAGAAATCTGAATTGTTTACTATTGCCTATGATGCTGTTGAAGCATTAAAGAAAACATTGGTAACATCTTGGTCAGTTGCAGAGAATAACTTGCACGCATTAACTAAAGCAGAACAGTTGCTTAATCATAGACTTGGCACATATACAGATACATTCACAAAAACTTATGCCACACAGTGAGAGCAAATGCTTAAAGATGAGACAGCGAGAAGCACATCTGGCGAGAGTTATTGAAAGTATGTTGGCCCAGATGACGAGAAGACAAGACCACAATGTCAAGACGGTTTGACAATCTTGTATTTCACAGATGATGAGAAGAATGATTTCAATGGAGAAACGATTCGTTGGAACTGCCGTCATACTTTTGATTTGATCACAGAGAAGGAATATGACGAGGGAATAAGTTAATAGAAGTGTAAATAAATAGTCGTAATTGTCGTCATTAATTATATATATAACTAAGGAGTTAGTTATGAAATGAATAGTTTATGAGACGAAAAACGAAGTGAATGGAATGATTTATGTTGGGTGCCACAAGATGAAAAAGAAATGGAAGTTTGACAAGTATTCTGGCAGTGGTGTGGCGTTAAAAATTGATAAAGAAAAGTATGGCATTGATAAATTTACGATGCGAATACTTTTTGAGTTTGACAATGCGGATGATGCAATAGCAAAAGAGGCTGAAATCGTTGATGTTGAGTTTGTCAAAAGAAATGACACATATAACAAGAGACCTGGTGGTGTTGGTTATTTTCTTCATACAGAAGAAACAAAGCTAAAGTGTGGTAGAGGGTATACAAGCTTGAAAGGCGAAAGAAATGGAATGTATGGCAATGGTCATTTAGTTTCTGGAGAGAGAAATGGTAATTATGGTGTCAAACATACAGACGAATGGCGTGAGAACCATAGTATAATGATGAAAAATAAACCGCCATTCAGCGAAGAGCATATCAAGAATCTTAAAATATCAAGAGCAAAGTATAAGGGTGATTATGTTAAGAACAGAAAGTGGATGAACAATGGTGGAATTACTAAGATGATAAAGCCAGATGAAATAGAAGATTATATTAGCAATGGTTGGATATTGGGACGTAAAATAGAAATATAGAAGTGATATATAGTGGATAAAATAAAGAAATAATTATCCTTAACTGGGTCAGTGAAGACCTTTAATAAATCAAAGGAGTAAAATTATGGCAAAAGAAGTAGAAAAAGAAGTTGTTGAAGCAACAGACGGCGGGGCCGGGGTGCCTATTAAATCACCTGAAGAAACTGTAAGTCTTAAGAAATTCAAGACAATTTGAAATGAGAGACAAGGTTTCAAAGACGATGTTGCTATTAAAGAAGCAGAACTTTCAAACATTAGTGAAAAGCTTAAAGAAAGCACACTAAAAGTGAAAGAGTATCAGGGCTATAAAATTAAGCTTGACGAATGAAATGCAGACAGACTTAAAGAACGTTCCGACAAATGGGTTGAAGATAGTAAAATATTAGATTCAAAAGAAGGAGATAAGAACTTTGAGAGAGTTAGTAAAATTCGTAGTAAGTTTGCTTTTAGCACTGAAGAAACGCCATTGACTAATGAGCAGTTGGAAAAGAACTTTGAACTTATAGGTATCTATAACGATGCAAATTATTTTGAAGTAGAGAATACAACTACTGAAAATCTTAACAATGCGAAGCCTACACCGAAACCTACCGTTGGAAAGGGTAAGTATTTTGGATATGAAACTCCAGAAAAGTTGGCATCGGCTGATTACAAATTAGCTGAGAAGTATAAGAAAGAAAATGGCGGACACTGGTAGAAATAAACAGTCCATAGGACTATAAAAATATAGGAGAATTAAAATGGGTATTACAGATACAGACGTAGCAACGGGTGGATTAGGATATGCAATAGCAGATGCAATCATCCAGTTTAACAAGGCAAACGTATTTTTCAACCTTGTTTCAACAAAATTAGTTTCAAGTGGAGCGATATACGGGAGATTCCCAGTATATACTAAAGTAGCGGCAAGTAGCGTAACAGCAAATGCGGCAGGAGCAGAAGGTGCAGATACATCAGCAACAGATATTACAACTACACCAGTAGATATTGAGGTTTTAAGATACTCAATCAGAGCAGACGTTACAGACCTTGCGTCAGATGGTAATGCTGATAACTTATTCGGTAACAGTGGATTAGTTCTTGGTAATGCAGTAGCGGCTAAATTTGACAGAACTGTTTATGCAGATATGTCAGCTTCAATCGCTTCAACTGTAGGAACAGGAAGTGTTGGACTTACGTTAGACGTAATTTATGACGGAATTCAAACTCTTAAGAATGAAGGTGTAGCTGGCCCTTATAGTGCTGTATTGAACCCACGTCAAATCTGGGGAACAAATGGTATTAGTTCTGAACTTATTAGTTCAGGAAACGCAGTTAATCCTGTAGGTAGTGAAATGATTACTAATGGTTATGTAAGTAATCTTGCTGGCGTTAATATATATTACACAGATCAAATTGGAGCGGCTGATTATGGCGTTCTATTCGGTAAAGACGCACAGGGTGTTGCTTACAAAGATATGGCTGGAAACGGTACATTTATTTCAGGCGAGCAAAGCAGAAATGCAGAAGGTGCATTGACAAAAATAGTGGCTAACGGTTATTTCTCAACTGACCAATTGAATGCAAGTTCAAGCGTGATGTTAATAACTAAATTAGCATAGCCTTTGGCTAACTAAAAATAAAGGGAGTGGGTTAAACCCTGCTCCCAATTTTGGAGATTAAATAATGAGTACAACAAATGTATGGCTTAATTCTACATTATCAACCTTAGCATCTATTGAAAGATGAGAGAGTGATATTAATGTATTGTCTGATGCAGATTCAAATTGGAATGGTAAGATAGATGCCGCTAAAGAGTTATTAGGCGACCAATTAGAGTTCTATCTTAAAAGACAAAGAATAGAAGTTGATGTTGAAGAAGGCGAGATACTCTTAGATGTGATTGCTAACCCAACTACATTCAGCGTATCATCAGATTATTTAACTTTGGCAATAATTTATGAAGACTTATCAAGAGGTGATTATGAAACTCTATATGGTCAGAAATCTAAGATATATTGGGGAAAGTATAATTTGAAATTTCAGCAAGATTTGGAAACAATCAATTATGATACTAACTTAGATAACACAGTTGATATATATACACCATACGTAAGACCAGTTCATTTAATAAGATAAGCATGATACAGACTAAAGTTACTCAACAGCCTAACTTAAAAAGAAACTTTACATTCAGTGCAAAGTTTATGAAAGAATTAGGAAACAAAGTTAGAGAAAGAACACGTAGGCGTACAAAGTCTGGGTTGGATATAAATAACAAAAAGTTTAAGAAATATACCACAGAGTATATGGAGAAGAAGAAAACAAATGTTAATTTAACTCTAACAGGGAAGATGCTTAAAGATATTTCAGTGAAAGCAAAAAAGAATGCTGTTGAAATCAAGGCAAAAGATAAAAAAGCAAAGTATCATCAATATATGGGTGCTGGTAAGAGTAAAGTTATCAGAACATGGTTTGGTATTGGCAAAGATTTTGAAAGAATACTTAAAGTATTGATAGGCAGAGAATTTAGACGCATAAACAAGAAAAAGGTAAAGTAATATGGCTAAACAAAACTTAATTAGGGCAGAATTGGATACAGTTATAGTCGCACTAAGTAGCATACATAAAGTAGGAACTTATCCTGATGATGTAACTAAGGTTGGTAAGAACTTTCCATCAGTAATGATTGGAGATGGCGACGAACTATGGGAATCTTCATCTGGTGACAGAGAAATAGTAACTTACGATGTTCCTGTATATGTATATCATAACATTAAGAATAGTCGTACAACAGTAATGAATGAAACAACTATAGAAGTAATAAAAGCTATATTAGCCGACCTTACATTGGGTGGTAATGCTGTAGATACAGTAATTGAAAGTGTTGAAAAGGGAAATTATTCAGAGGAAGAGGACTATTACAATCCAGGTTTCTATCCCAATTTAACAGTAAGAAGAATAAATATACAAATAACTTATTTCGATTGTAGATCGGCTTAGGTAAAAAGGAGATAAAAAATGAGTACAAGAATTGGTAAGAATTACAGGGTACTGATCGCTCCAGAAACAACTTATGGTGAGGCAGCATCTGGTTCATTCACTGAGTTGCCTGATACGATCGGATTCGCAAAAGTAGTTAACACAATAGCAAGGTCTGCTAAAACAGGCACGCTAAAAAAACAAAAATATGAAACAAATGAAGGAACAACAGGAGCCACTGCAACATTGGCTGGCGATTTTAGTCCTTCACATTCAATAGCATTAGACATGGCAATGTTTGATACAACTTCGCCAAGAACAATTCCAGCAAGTCAGCCAGCGGCATATAGTTATACTCTATATAGAGTATGGACAGAAGATAGTAAGGTTGATTATGTACCTGGTTGTGTAGTAGATAGTTTTAATATAACAGGAAACTCTGGAGAAGTTGTTCAATATAACTTATCTATGAGAGGTAATGATTTAATTAGAGAAGGAGCATCTGGTAGTATAGCAGGATTAGCAGTAAGTTCATGCGCACCAGACATTACTCCATTCTTATTTGCTGATGTAACAGCTGATATGTTGGATAGTAATATTACAGCAATCAATAGTTTCGATTTAAGCATAGCAAATGGTTTCCAAGGAGATCCGGAGATATATCAAAATAGTTCAACAAAGAATTTAGAAATATTAACAAGTGTAGATAATACATTTAATTTTAGTTGGAACTATGATAAAGACCATGATGATGAAGTATATGACCATTTAGTATCATCTTCATTATCAGATAATACAATAGCATTAGTTGCTACTGCTGGAACATTTACTATAGCAATAAATGGTAAATATAATGATTATACACTTCCTGACCCTGACAACGGTGTGTTCGTATCAACCGCTGTAGTAGAAATACTTTCAGATTGTGATAGTTCAATTGAAGGATTAACAATTACTACTACGTAGTAGTATGAAATTTAATTGCAGGTGCACTCTTGAAGTGTGCCTGCCAAATAAGGAGAGAGGTAAAAATATGAAAGGTTGCTTTGTGAAATACCAACCAGACTTTAATTACTCAATAGAGTATAAAGGCGAAAAAATATGTGAGTGTCATAGTTTAACAGCAAGAGAATATCACGAGATACTACGTAAATGTAAGATTAAACAAGAGTTGAAAGATGGAAATCTTGAAACAGAATATGATAGTTTTAGAGATGCGGCATTAACATTTGTTACAGCGTGTGATTCATGAACGTTAGAGAATGACAAAGGTAAGATTATGCCAATTACAGAGAAATCATTTGGAGAGTTAGATTTAGCAACATCAACCCTCATAAGTCAAGAGATTAGAAAACACGAAAGCAAACAAATGTTAGGCGATGCTGAAAAAAACTAATTAAGGCAATTCGATGAAATGATATACCTGAACAGGCAAATCAAGCGAATTGTCAGAAGTGTAGCAAACAAGATTGTAGTAAGTGTAACAAGGTTTTATATTTCTGTAAAGGATGTGAGCATTATGATGAGTGTAACAAAAAGAATATGCCTTTTATATGAGAGTGTAATAGAATAGCAATGGAATTTGCATACAGAGAAGAATATCCTAATGTTGGTAGTTGAATTGACCAACCAATGTGATTCAATCAACTATATACTGTAGCAAGAAATGAAATAATAAAACTTCGGAATAAAAAGATGGAGAAAAAATAGATGGCAGTTGAAAAATTAATCACGAAAATTATAGTAACTGGAGACAACAAAGCAAATACCCAAGTAAATAAGTTGGATAAAAACTTTGCATCTATGGCAAAGAACATTGTTGGTATTGCCGCAGTTGCACTTGTAGCCGCAAAAGGCATTAAGTTTATGGCCGATTCTGCTAAACTATTACGTGAAGATAATGTAGAGTTTGCTAAATTAGAAGCAATTATTAAAGCTACTGGTGGAGCCGCTGGAACATCTGCACAAGAAATGAGCGACTTAGCGCAATCAATACAGGATGCCACTGGAATTAGTAATACATTAATAATGACAACAGAAGGTATGCTTGCTACATTTAAGGAAATTGGAGAAGAAGCATTTCCAAGAGCAACACAAGCTGTCGTAGATATGTCAGCAGTTCAGGGAGAATTAACATCAAATACATTAGCATTAGGTAAAGCATTAAATGACCCAATCGCAGGAGTTGGTGCTTTAAGTAGAGTTGGTGTTAAATTTACAGACCAACAAAAAGAACAAATAAAAGTATTACAAAAATCAGGCGATATGCTTGGCGCTCAAACAATTATATTAGAAGAACTTGAAGGTCAATTCAAAGGAGCGGCAGAAGCAGCCGCAACAAATACAAAGAAGATGGCTGCATCGTTTGATGATTTAAGAAAAACTTTAGCAACAAATTTAGAACCTATAATTCAAGATATGGCAGGTATTGCAACAGAAGGAATACAGGCATTTAGTGATGGTTTCTTGGAGGGACTTAATGAACTTTCTTTTGACCCTGAAACTTTAGAGACGTTTGAAGAAGATATTAAAAGAATATCAGAATCGTTAGGTAAATTAACTGCTGGTATTGTAAATGATACATCAAAAGTTTTAGAAGGATTTGCATCTGGGACTTTACCTGGAGTAAGTGATAGTATATATGAAGTTACAAAAACAGTATTGCCATTAGTGATTGCTTTTAAGGGACTTAAATTTATTGCTGGTGCCTGAGGCCCTTTGGCAATAGCGGTGTCAGCAAAAACAATGACATTATCAACTGCATTTACTACATTAGGAGCATCAATGCTTACGGCATTTGCCCCATTTTTAGCAGTAGCAATTCCAATAAGTGCAATGGTTGTAATATTAAAATCATTAGAAAAACATATACTTGATACAACCGAAGCCAGTGAAAAATTTTGGGAAGATGTGGATAAAAATTGAACAGCTGGTTTAGATGTGATAAAATATACAACAGATGCATTTGAAAAAATGATGACATCTATGAGCTTAATACAACTAATAACAAAATATAATGAAGACCATGGTACTTCTATAAAATCATTAAAGCAAGCACAGATTGAATTAAGTTTAGTTAGTCAAGGTATGTTAGGTGGCACAGATGAACAAGTTGCGGCTTGGTTTAGACAAAAAGATATTTTATCTCAAATGATTAAACTATTTAGTGATTCAGGAAAGAGTGTTGTTGATTTGGTATCAGATTATGACCTTTGGGTTGTTGGATTAGAAGAAGGACAAGCCAAATATCAAAAAGAACAAGATTGAATATTAATATTACAAAAAGCAAATCCTAAATTAGCAACAGCATTAGGAATATTAACTGATGCTCAAAAGAAATTAAGAGATGAACAGAAGGACTCAGTAGGTGGGCAGGAAAAATGGCTCGAAGGGTTAATAGCATCACAATCAGCACTTGAAAATGAAGAGAAATGGATAGCAGAGTTACTTGAAGCTAATGAAGAGTATGCTAATTCTTTAGGACTATTAACAGAAGCACAGAAGAAAGCAATAGTTGATGAAAAAGCATTAACAAAAGCAAGAATAGACGCAGTAGGCAAATTAAAAGGTATATACGCAGGAATAGCAGACGTTGGATTTGAAGCAGAAAGACAAAGTTTATTAGCAACATATAACCTTGCTAAAGAATCATACGATGACTTAATAGAACTTAGAGAATGGTATGTTACAGCATTAGCTGATATTGATGAACGTGAAGCGGAAAATAAAAGAGAAAGAGCAATTGAAGCTACAAACATACTTATTAATTCATTTGGTGGTGTTGTTGGTGCTTATGAGAGTATGTGGCAACAAAATATGAATAATGAAATGGAAGCATTAAAACATTCAGCAAAATATGCTAGCGCAAATGCAGACCAAAGAGTTATTATGGAACAAAAGGTTACTGACAAGTATAAGGAAGAGAAGAAAAAACAATGGGCTATTGATAAGGCTATAAATATATCCAAATCAATTATTGATACTATTTCTGCTGTTACCGAAGCATTACCAAATCTTGCTTTAGCTATAGCAGTAGGTGCATTAGGCGCAATACAAACTGCAATGATTGTGGCTACACCACCACCAGTATTTGGTTTAGGTGGTGATTTTGAAACAAGAGGGCCGCAACTAATCATGGTTGGTGATAATCCTGGTGGTAGAGAGCATGTAAGTATAACACCTACAAGTAGCCCGAATGTAAATGGCCCGCAAGATGGAATTAGATTAATAACTAAAACTAATTTTGTAACAGTAAATGGCGAATTATTAATGAGTCAAGTTGATGATGAAATTATATATGATAAAAACCAAAAAGGTGAAATAATAGTAGGAGCACAGATTTAATGAATTTAGAATTAAAATTTAACGATCCTAATATACCATCTCCATCTACAGAACATACAATAGGTGATGATAGTATTGTTAGTTATAAATTAAGTAATGAATCCTTTACAGGTAATAGTTATTTTAAGACTAAAGGTAGAACTTTGAAAATATCTGTCAGAACAACTACTTGATTAGAGAATCATTTAATGATATTTTCTGAATACTTAATTGATTCTGATGAAATTAGAAGAGATTACTTTAAGTATAATATACAATTATCCCTAAGTGATGATGTTGTATTTTCTGGTCATATAAAAAATAGCACTATATCTAAAAATAAAGAACAAGATTCCAATGGTAATGATGTAAGTATTATTACATTTATAGTATATGATTATCTTACTGTCATAGATGATATGTTGAGTAAGGATATTGTAATACCTGTACTTGATGGTAGTTCAACTATAAACTATTCAATACATACTATAATAGAAACCGTTTTGAAAGATGCGTTAATTGATTGTAGTCAATATATAAATGATGAAAACTTTGATGATTTATTGAATTTACAAACAACTAATACAATTCAACTCAATATAGGAAATGTTAATATAGCTAATACTTCAGGCTGGTTGAATGCTACTGTTCCAAATAGTATAATAAACAATAGACCTTGGGCTTCTAATTGAACAGAAGATATTAGAAGAGCAGAATTTAATAATCTTAATTTTGATGAATCTACTGGACTATATAGATTATATTTATATAGAGTGTTTGAGGCTGATGTTGATGAAGGACATTCATTTGAAACTTCTTATGGAATAGCATGTACTAACATAACTAAAGTTAGTGCTAGATTATTAACAGTATTTGAAATCGATGGATTGAATGCCGTTGAGATATATTCTGAATGATTTGATGAAGTTTGGCCTTCTATCTTACCCTTAAATTATCCATTACCAGGTTCATTAGTTTATGATTCTTCTGATGAAACTGTTAATTTTAATTATTTTGGTTGGGATAACTTCGCAGATAAAGATAGGGCTTACAATAATTTCAAAATTGTAATACCCAACCATGAAGATTTGCCATTTTTAGAATTTGCAAATAGTCCTCAAATGGCTTTACTGAATATTGGTGGTATATTTGGAACTATTTACTATGCTTTTATATCCCCATATGAATTCTTAAAAGTAACTGAAGGCGAAATAGATATTACAAATATAACATTTAGACCTGATGATGATAATAATACAATTGCTACATTGAAACGAAAAGATGTATTAAAAACTATGTTACTATTAAAAGATTTAGCTTTATACGCAAGTATAAATAATATATTAACAGTTAGACCTAAAAGAGATTATATATTAGGCGATACTATAGGTGTAAATGATATTGATATATTTAAGAATCCAAAAGAAGAACAATTGATGTATGAGTATGTTGACCTTAAAAAATTATTCAATGATGTTTTATATGTTGAAGTTTGAACAGCTAATTTTCTATCTGATGTATTAAATAATTATTATAAAACTTTAGTTGGTACTAAGAAAATCAGTATTGAGATATTAAATAATAACTATAATTTAGAATTAGGCAATGGTATAATTTACGATGGAACAACTTATATAATAAATGAAATAGCTAAAATACCATTGATAAAAGATAGTGATGAATATTTTAGTTATAAAATCAATGGATGGGAGACGGCAAATGAGCTATAAGGAGAAAACATATGTATCATAGCGTATGAGGGTTTGGTGGTTGTAAAATTTATACAACAGGTACAAGTAGCCCTGTTACATTAATGGCAGGTGGTGTAGGTAATTTCACATTTACTCCTGTATGGCAAGAAGCTACTAATTGGAAAAATCAGGATATAAGTAGGTTATTAGGGTATTCTGTTGATTGTGATATAGAATTACTTAATATTAAATATGATGATTATGTACAGATTCAAAATTTAATGTCAATATTATCTGCTCATAATAACAATAATACTGATCTCACAATATATCCAAGGTGAGTTCCAGATTTAGCAGGGTATACACCAAGACAACGAGGATATGATGACTTTAGATTAGATAGTAATATAGAATTAATAGAAGGCGATAGGTTAGAACTATTCCAAACCATATCATTAAAATTTAAAAAAAGATCATTAGTCAACTTAATACCTGCTCATATATCATATCGTGTTGATATACCAGTTGAAGTTGAAAATGGAACGAATATAGAAAGTCTAGATGATGGTTACGGTAATACATTTATTCTAGAGGTATTCTAAGGAGAAACAAATGGCACAAATATTTTTAAATCAATTATCATCGAGTTTATCTAGTGGTAGTATTACTGATACTAACATGTATCTCTTAATAGATAATCAATCTGGATCAACTGATACTGGGTCTTATAAATTAGAACCAATAGAATTACAAGGCTATATTTTAGGTGAAAAAAAATTACCTACAGGAGACTTCGTTGGTTCAACAGACAAACAAACTGTCACCAATAAAAGATTTGATGACTTTAAGTTAAATTCATCTGTTGTATGTAGTATTACTTCAGAAGAGTTAAACACATTGCATGGAGCTAATGTTAGTGCTTCTATATTTAACTCATTAGGACTTGTAGAAACTATAGGTGGAACGGGTTCGTATGATATACCAACTTATTCACAAGTTGCACCTATTGTACATACTCATACTACAAGTAGTTTAACAGATTATA